AAAGGCGTTGACCTAGGTGGCAAGTCAGTCAAGCGCGGCCGCGGCCTGACCTACAAGGCCAAGGTGCAATTCAACGGCAAGCTGCAGATTGGTGACAGCTACATCCGCGAGATGGGCTACAAGCCCGGCGCTGAGTTTGATATCAAGATTGGCCGCAATAGCATCACGCTGACTGCCGCTTAAACTGCACCTATGACTGCGGCGCTGTAATGTACACCGGCTTTAACAACTACGACCGGCCGATTGCGCAGCGCCGCGTTACTCGCGTGCAAGATGCCAACACTGCGTGGTATGCACAAGAGGCGCATTGGATCCTGATTGAAGACCTGTTGCAAGGCACCTATGGGATGCGCCGCAAGCATCGCCGGTATCTGCCGCAGGAACCCCGCGAGCTAGATGAGTCCTATGACAATCGCCTAGCGCGCAGCGTATGCCCGCCGTATTACCAGCGACTAGAACGGATGCTGGCTGGCATGTTGACGCGCAAGCCAGTGCGGCTTGACGACACGGCAGATGTGATCCGTGAGCAGTTGTTTGATGTTGACCTACAAGGCAATGACCTCAATGTTTGGACCTACGAAACCACGCGCAAGATGGTCCGTTATGGCCACGTTGGTGTACTGGTGGATGCACCTGCTGATGGGGGTCGACCCTATTGGGTGACATACACACCACGGCAGATCCTTGGCTGGCGCGCTGAGCAACAGGAAGGCCGGCAGGTGCTAACGCAACTGCGACTGGCTGAGACGGTCACGGTGCCTGATGGTGAGTTTGGCGAAAAAGCAGTCGAGCAAATCCGTGTACTGACGCCAGGTGAATTCCAGCTACACCAAAAGCAAGACAACGGCGACTTTAAGGTTGTCGACGAGGGCCGCACAAGCCTTTCCGAGATTCCCTTCTCAGTTGCTTATGCGCAGCGCCATGGCTTCATGGAGTCACGGCCACCGCTGGAAGATATTGCTGAGCTGAACCTCAAGGCGTATCAGATCCAGAGCGATCTTGATAACCAGCTCCACATCAGCGCTGTGCCGATGCTGGCGTTTTATGGCTTCCCATCTGCAGCAGAGGAAGTCAGCGCTGGACCTGGCGAGGCGATCGCGTTTCCTGCTGATGGCCGCGCTGAATACATCGAACCTGCCGGCCGCAGTTTTGATTATCAGTTCCGCAGGCTTGAGCAGCTTGCACTGCAAATCAACGAGCTAGGTCTGTCGGCAGTGCTCGGCCAGAAGCTATCTGCTGAAACTGCTGAGGCAAAGCGCATTGATCGCAGTCAAGGTGACAGCACGATGATGGTCATTGCACAGAACGTGCAGGACATGATCGACAACTGCTTGCAGTTTCATGCGCAGTACATCGGCAACAACACATCTCCCGGCAGCAGCTACGTCAACCGTGACTTCCTCGGCACACGCCTTGAGCCGCAGGAAATTCAAGCGCTGCTGCAGCTTTACACCGCAGGCACCATCACGCAAGAAACACTATTGCGCGAGCTTGCCGAAGGCGATGTGTTGGGCGATGACTTTAACGTAGACGAGGAGCTGGAGGCTACAGCCAATGCGGGGCTTGATCTACAACCTGCTGGACTGGGTGACAGACCGCTTAGTGGACCTGATGATCTGGATGGAACCGAGGAAGCCGAGGAGACAAGAGCTTGATTATCACGTCAGTGCCTTGCCTGAAGAAGTCTTAGCCATCGTGCGCATCAGTTGGTATAAACAAGGTAGAGCTGATGAGGTAGACGAAACTATCTTGTTTGAAGATGGCCAGAACGGTTACGACGCATTTGCTGCATTGGTCACCACTGCGTTAAACCGTGGCGCTAATGTCAGCATCCGCAGCGGTTATGCACCTGAAGACCTTGGCATTGAGCAATGAGCACACCAGAAGCGCTATATCGCAATGCAATAGACCTAAACCGCTACAGCAATAGCGTTGCGCGGCGTGTGATCAATGCCTACAACGACATCATCATTGATGCCGTCAATCAGCTGCGCACAATTGATGAGCTGTCGGCGCCAGTCAAAGCAGCGCGACTCCGAGCAATCCTTGCGCAGCTCAAGGACTCGCTTGGTACATGGGCAGGTGATGCAACGGAGTTGACTGCGTTAGAACTGCAAGGCATTGCGCAGCTGCAATCTGAGTTTGTGACCGATCAACTGCGGCGTGCATTGCCGGCAGGTGCACGTGATGCAGTGCGCACCGTCGAGATCAGCCCGCAATTTGCGCAGTCAGTGGTCACCACTGATCCCACGCAGATCAATGTGGTGGCGTTGAGTGATGACCTATTTGCTGCCGTGCAAGGGGCACCGCAAACATTCAGCCTCACCGCAGCGCAAGGCGCCACGATCACACTCCCCAATGGCGAAGTGGTCACCAAAGCATTTCGCGGCATTGCCGTTGATCAGGCTGAGCGGTTTAGCCAAGTCGTGCGGCAAGGCTTGCTGACTGGTGAGCCGACGCCAGCCATTGCTAAGCGGCTGATCGGAAACCTTGAATTTGGCGAAGAAGCCAAAACCGTGAAGCAGCTAGTTGCAGCAGGCGGCCAGGCAACAGCAGTTGCCGACAATCAGATCGTTAGTCTTGTGCGCACCAGTATCAACCAAGTAGCCAATGCAGCTAGTCAGCAGGTATATGAAGCCAATCAAGACATCACTAAGAAGTATCGCTATGTGGCAACATTGGATACCCGCACCAGCAGCATTTGCCGTGCATTGGATGGCCGCGAGTTTGAATACGGCAAGGGTCCAACACCGCCGCAGCATTTCAACTGCCGATCAACCACAGTCCCAGTAATCGACTACGACGAGTTGGGCTTTACGCCGCCACCACTAGCTAAGCGTGCATCAGCAGGCGGACAGGTGCCGGCGGATCAAACCTATGGGCAGTGGCTGGCCAAGCAAGACCTAGAAACAAAAGCTCGTGCATTAGGCGCCAGCAAGGTGCCGTATTTCAACAGGCTTGCCGACAAATACGGTCCGACTGATGCCATCGCAAAGCTAGTCCGCGACGATGGGTCAGAGTTAACCTTGGAACAACTCAGGGCACGATATGGACCTGCCTAGCCTGCGGCATTTTCAAAATGCTGGCATCTACTACATTTCAAGTGATCCCGTAGAGGCGCTACACGGCGAAGCATGGGTGCCAGCTATCTACACCGACAAGGGGTGGGCAACAGCAGATGGCTCTACACTGCTGACAGGTATTGAGGAATGGCGTGATGGCCAAGAAGAAGGACAAGGTGGCCAAGGTGATGGGCGAGTACAAGCGGGGGACGCTCCAAAGCGGCAAGCTAGGACCAGGCAAGGGTCCAAAAGTAAAAAGCCGCAAGCAGGCAATAGCAATTGCCCTATCTGAAGCTGGCAAGTCACGCAAGAGTAAAAAGTGATGGCTAAGAAACTTGGGCTATATGCCAACATTGCCGCCAAGCGCAAGCGCATTGAAGCCGGCAGCAAAGAACGCATGGCACGTAAGGGTGAAGCTGGCAGGCCATCTGCTGCCGCATTCAAGGCTGCTGCGAAGACTGCAAAAAAGCGCAAGCGTAAGTGATAGCCTTAGGGCGTAATTAAGCCTGCGGCTTATCCATGTCTGATGAAACACAACTCCAGGAGTCTGCGGCTGCCGGGAGTGACAATAGCGAAGCACTGCAGCGCAGTGTTGAGGCGCTAGAACGCAAGAATCAAGAGCTGATTGCAGAGCTGCGTGCAGCAAAGAAATCCAAGGCGCCTGATGGGGTAAATGTCGATGAACTTCTGGAGTTCAAGCGCAACTACGAGCAGCAGCAGCTCGAATCCCAAGGCAAATACCAAGAAGCCCGCCAAGCTTTGGAGCAGCAGTTCCGTGAGGCGACGGTTGAAAAGGACCAGCGCATTGCCACACTTGAAGCCCGCGTCCGCGAGCTAGAGCTTGTTACACCAGCAGTCACGGCACTGGCTGACATCGTGCACGATCCTGACCTTGTGCTCAAGACCAAGTTGTCGCCTGACGCAATCCAGCGCGAGCCCGACGGCACCGTGGTCGTTGTGGACGGCTACGAGCGCAAGCCTGTCGCTGAATGGGCCAAAACCTTGCCTGCATGGATGCAAAAGCAACCCAAGCCACAAGGCAGCGGCGCACCAACCGGCGGCAGCAATGGCACCATCCCGGCTGGCATGAGCAATCCATTCAGCCGCGATAGCTTCAACCTCACAGAGCAGTCGCGGCTATTCCGTACAGACCGCGACCTATATGAGCGGATGAAAGCTGCAGCTAACCGTTAGCATTTAAGTGTCTGCTCGTGATGGCTGCGCCACATAGAGCCTAGGGCTGCGCCCACATCCGTAAACCCTTTTTGAGGATTAGTCATGGCGACCCTTCGCTCTGACATCATCATCCCCGAGGTATTTACGCCTT